TCTTTCCGGCACCTGAGAACCTGAAGGCTGATGGATTGTGTTCGGCTTTATATTTGTGAACTACTGAGGCAACATGATGCAGAATTTCTCTTCCAGTGCCTGGGCGTATTCCATTTTTCATGTATGATCCATTTACTTCAAAATCTACATGATGATTGCCATCTTCTGTTTTTGCAAACGTGGTACGCACCATATGCTTATCCTTTCCAACAACCTGTCTGTGGATAAGGAAATTCGGATCTTCCCGATGTGGCATGATCGGTTCGAGCTCTTCAGTCAGTAAGTCTGAACCTGCAAACGGATCTACATTTTCTTCAAAAGGTCTTGATCCCTGTTTGAAGTTGATGTGATGTTTTTCATGTTCTGAATATGGAACTTTGCTAGTCGTATGATTCGCTTTGTAACGCTTGGCAATCGATTGAGCAAATTTGCTATACAAGGAT